TCTAAGATAATATTATTCTGCTCTTTGAGTTCTTTTAATTCTTCTTGTTGTTGCTCAATCATCTCTATCATTTGTTCTTGTTGGTGATCATCAAATATATATTCAAGCCCTTTTCCACCTGCAAATTCCAAGATGAAACACAATACCGGAATCAAAACAGAAATGGCTTTCTGGTTATTTTGATATATTTGACAGATCGCCAACCACAGGGAATCAAGAGTCTCTTTAAAAGAATGAGTTTGATCATCTTCAATTTGCTCAAGATTTTTTATATTAATAAGCAAAGAATTGAAGGCATCTTCTGATGCTGCATCATCAATGTTTAATGCTGCCTTAAGTTGAACAAGCACATCTTGAATCTTTTTTATTTCAGGCGGTAAAGAAAAACCGATTAATTCATTGCTAAAAGTATGGAACGCAGTCAATTCTTTTATGTTAAGCAATTCTGGGATTGGTGGGAGTAGATTGAAACTATCAGTGCCTGAAAAATTTTGCACCTTAACAATATTTTTTTGTAAAGCGGCAATATTACTCGGCAAACTATACCCAATAATATTGCCATTTAGCGTTTTAATTGAATCCATATTTATTTTCGGCAGACATTCTCACAAGGCACACCATCGTGGTCACGGTCCAATCGGCTTTCACCACATTCATTTAAATGGAATTTAGCTTCAGCGCAAGAAGTCATCTCTTTGCAATATTTACTATCAGCACAACTAAACTGTTCCGCATCCGCTTTCTTGCTTTTTGCCAACACTGGGTGGGATATCACGAAAAGTGCGGTTAGAATTAGGATAAGTTTTTTCATTATTTCCGCTCCCACAATTCAAAATAAGGCGGTTTTTTGTATTTTTCGCTTGCTCCATCTTTCGTGTAGATTTCGTTACATTCTTTTTGCCCACCGTTGAAGATATACGCCCGCCATTCTACAAGCGTAGTGACTTTAATTTTCTTCACGGGGTATTTCTTCCACGGTTTCGGATTTAAGTGCATATTCATGCATGCTTCACTAAAAATAATGCTTGAGCCTAATACTTCGGGAATTGGTTCATCAAAATTCATTTTGATGGATAACACGCTATCAGTGAGATCTATGTCGCGCGATAAATCTACCACATTAATGCCTTTAAATTGAGAGTAGATTTCTTTCGGCACGGGCGCAGAAAGAGAGGTTAAAGGCAACGATAAAAGTCCGATCAAAAACAGAATAGATTTTTTCATTTGTTTTCCTCAGATCATTTTGGCTATTTTATTATTAAATCATCACCACTTCCGCCACTTCATCGGCATGCTGAATATTACCCTGCCGTGGATAAATACATCGTCATCTTGCGTGAATGTCCATTCTTTGTATGTTGGGTTGTCGGAAATGACGAGCATTTCTTTTCCCACTTTTTGCAAACGCTTGATGAATGTTTGGCCGTCAAAGGTGAAAACATAAAGCCCATCGGCGGCAAAGTAATTTTCGGAAATATCCACATAAAGCAAATCACCGCTTTCAAGGGTTGGCGCCATACTGTCGCCTTTCACTGTGATCAACTTCAAATGTTTTGCATCAGCACGTCCGAATTGTTGATGGAAGAACGTTAAATCAAATTCTTGTGAAAGCAAGCCTTGTTCGGTTGGGCTTAAATATGTCCCGTTTCCGGCACTTGCTTCCACGTCCAAAATATCAATCCGCACTGTGTTTGGGTTTTGCGGTTCGCTCACTTCTACAATGCGATAAGACGGATCAGGGTCGCCTTCACCTGTTTTTAACCAATGCGGGTCCACATTAAGTACGGTCGCAATTTCTAAGATTTTTTTAGGGTTTCTAGTTTCACCATTCAAAATCTTAAAAACAGAAGGCTGCTTAATGCCGATTAATCTTGCCAATTCCGCTTGGGATATGCCTTTTTCATTCATTAATGAAGTTAAGCGTTCAGATAAAGTTGTCATAATTTCTCCTATATTTTGATTTTATAACTAAAACTATAGAAAATAAATTTTCATTTAACTATTGACTATGGATAGTTAAACCTATAATCTATAGCCAAAACTTAGTTAAGGGAAATTATTTATGAACATTTTTATAGTTAAAGCAATAGAAAAAACTGGCGGGCAATCAGCACTAGCTAAAAAATGCGGCGTTAGTCAGCCAACAGTAAACCAGTGGCTAAAGGGTGGAAAAATGGATGTTAAATATATTCCCGCCATTATCAAAGCAACAGAAGGCAAAGTAAGAGCAGAAGATTTACGCCCAGATGTGGATTGGGCAGTGATTAGAAATAGTTAAGGTGGTGAATGTGAACGTAGATCATAAATGTGCAAACTGCGGAAGCAATAACATCCGTGTGCGAACTTCCGAAAAAATCGGCTTACTGTCAATCGACGTGTTGGCTTACTGCAACAACTGCGGCACAGAATTAAGAGTACAAAGCCAAATTACAAGAGTAAGAACGCCAATCTATAACGACCGCCCAGAAGCATTAAGTGCGAATAAGCCGTTAAATCAGATTGACGAGCGTCAGCAAGAAATCGACATCTAGTCTTTAATTTCCATCAAGATTTTTAAACACAGTCGTTTGAAGAAATTCATGCGACAGGATTTTTGCATCCAAAATTTAGGGAGAACCAAAAAATGAGCAACAAAAAATACACCTACGACAACGGCAGAACACGCAAAGACCGTGTGAATGTATGGCAGTTAGAAAAACGTGTGAAAAAGTTGGAAGCGCAAATTCAAATCATCAACCGTCACATTAATCATCAAGCAGGATTAAACCAACAACAAGTGCTATTGAATGAAAGCCTTCACGACCGTGTGGCACTGCTTGAAAAAGCAAGTTGGAGCAAGCAAGGGATGTTTGGTCGTTGGTTAAGTTGGGTTCAAGGGAAATAAGCAAGGGGGCGTGTGATGTACGTTTCAGGCAAAGAAAGTGCGGCGGCAAAATTCTGCAAAGAAAATCAAATTGCGGTTGAGCCTGTGCAAAGTTGGGGCGATTGCCGCCACGTTATCGGTAAAAGTCGCTATCGCGTGGAATACGCTTTCAGCAACCTTTCACAAGGCGAAAGAGAAATCCTGTTGGCAATGGCAGAACTCGACATCAATGATTTAGTTAGCACCACATTTTCAGGCGAGAAACTACACCACTACACCGAAAACGGACAACGCAAAATCGCCAAAGCGTTTCGCAAAGTGCGGTTGATTTCGGGGATGTTTCCGAAAGGCATTACCGAACGCGAATTCACATTAATTGATAAAGCATTGAATTAGGGGGAAGTATGGCAACCGTTATTTTAAGTCGTGGCGCATTGAGCATTGTGGCAAAGGAATATTATCAAAAACTCGATAAGGCGCAGGAAAAACTCTTAGCTTACATCTATCACTTAGACAAAGGCGATGAAGAACAAGCAAGACAAGCATTTAACGACTTTATTGAAAACGGTGATTTAGCGACAAAAGCACGCCAAATCTTTTTGCAAAAATACAGCGATTGGGAGCAATGGCAAGCCAATCCACGGAGAAAAACAGCATGAGAACAAAATTTATCGCCTTTAAAACGGCAATCGAAACCGCCGCAGAAGCAGAACGCGAAAAACAATATTTAAAAGCCGCACAGTTTTGGTGGAAAGCCTATCAGTTGGCAGCAAGTACACTGGATGAAGATTGGTGCTTTGCACGTGCAGATCATTGTTTTAAAGCCGACATTGATACAGGCGCAATCAAGGTAAGAAAAAGTAGACAGTTAGATTTCAAGGAATTTTGGGAGAAAGGATATGAGTGATTTTTTCATTGGATTAGCGGTGGTGATGTTGGGCTGTTTTATGGCCGCCGCCTTATTAGATGCCGCCTTATGTTGGTTGGCAAGTTGGATAAGCAAGCACTTTTAAGGAGAAAACAAAATGAGTACCGATATTTACATCAATTTAGATTGCGGAGCCGAATTACAAATCACCAAGATTGGCGACCGCTTTCAAGTGTTAGAAATCGTGGCAGATAGTGACGGTTGGCGAAAACAAAAAGCAAGAGTGATTGGGCGATCACATAACACGATTATTGGTGCAGTAAATGAAGTCCGCAACTTTGCCTTAGCACAATATGAAGTGCTTTCACTCACTGAAATGGAAAGTGCGATCAACTCAACCAATCAAGCCATTAAAGATTACTTTGATCAACACAATGAATATTTAGCCAACTTACAAAGAGCATAGAAATAACATGATGAACTGGGAGCAACAACGAGACAATAACATCGCTAAACGTGATTTGGCGATGGAAGAAGCTCGTTTGGCAAGAATGGAAAGTGCGGTTAAAACTGGCCGCACTTTAGACTTGCCACAAGCAACAGCCGCACAAATTGAGCTGTTTGCGGTTGCCCCTAATCATTTTGATTATGTTGAAAAACTGCTTTCCGATTTGCCACGCAAACGCCAACGCGAACACTTCCGCAATGTGTGGTTGCGTGCTTATCGCAGTGTGAAAGATGATGGGTCAATTAGTTTTAGCTTAGGCAATAAACAAGCCCGCATTGCAAACACAACCTTGCGTGATGTGTTGACCAATCGTTTGGAAGCCGTTTTTGAGCAATATTGCATTTCTGTTTCGTGGTTGATTGAACGCAAACGCTATTCAGCAAATTTGGCCATGCAAAAGCCTGTGGATAGTAAAGGCTTGCATTTCTACCTATTAGGCGAACGCCAATTAAAAGAAATCGCCTATAAACTCGCCTTACACTTCAACGGATTGCAAAGCGATTTCGTGGAAGATTGCGCCAATCAAAAAGCCGTTGGGCTATTAAGTGCGGTCGATTTTTCACGCTTAAGCAGTGAACTGCATCGCCTTTGTGCTGATGTTTGCAAAAACATTGGCTTTCCACTTAAAAGCCAACACCGCCTAGAAGAAGGTAAACGCCTTTCTGTGCAACAGCAAGAAGGCGAATTGTTGCGTGTAGTATGCGAAAAATACTGGTTCCGCACATTACGCAACACGCAAAAACGCCTTATCGAACATTTGGCGATTGGTTGCGGTGAAGTCTCGGCAAAAGTCAGCCCTTACATTTCAACAGGTGCATTGAGCGATTACCGCAATCAACAAAAAGCCAACTTGGAATATTTAAAACAGATGATTATTGAAAACATTGACGATCCATCCGAACAGGTGGAATTAATGGCAATGTGGCAAAAATCTTCCGGTAATCCTGCCATCCGTTTTAACGAGATGATGAACCGCTTGCGTGGCGTGGACGAATGGGCAACAGAAAAAGGCTATGTGTCATTATTTTTAACCATGACCGCCCCTTCATCTTTCCATGCAACCCATAACAACGGCACAAATAACAAGAAATGGAAAGGTGCAGACCCACGCACAACACACGCTTATTTAAGCAAGAATTGGGCGCAGTTGCGTGCATTGTTTGCTAAACGTGGCATTGGCTTTTTTGGCATGCGTGGCGTTGAACCGCACCATGACGCCACTCCACACTGGCACTTGCTTGTGTATGTGAAAGCGGAAGATAAAGAAGAAGTGATCCGTTTATTTAAATCAAAAGCTTTAGAGTTAGACGGCGATGAATTCGGGGCAAAAAAACACCGCTGCAGAGTAGATGAAATTGACCCTGCAAAAGGTTCTGCCGTTTCTTATATCGCGAAATACATTGCCAAAAACATTTATGCGGGCAATCAAAAAGACGAAACATCGGACGAAGTGGAAGGGTTGAAACTTGACGAAAACGTGCAACGTGTGCGTGCGTGGGCGAACCTTTGGGGAATTCGTCAATTCCAGTTTTACGGCAATCCGCCCATTTCTGTATGGCGTGAATTACGCAAATTAGAGAAATGGCAGTTAGATGACGTAGATGATAAGACCATTGCAGACGCGCAAGCAGTTTGCGATGTGTCTTGTTTTGCAAGCTATTTAGAGTTGCAAGGGGGCGCAATGGCTAAACGTGAAGATCAGCCGTTATGCGTGGAATATGAAGAAAGCGAGCCGAACCAATACGGCGAAACAAGAAAGAAAATTGTGGGGGTGAAAAACCGTTTCAGTTTTGCAAGCGTAAGAACCAAACTTAAAAATTGGGTTATCAAAAAAGGCACAGTGGCAGATGTTGCACCTGATGCCAATGCGGAGACCACCGAAACAAACAAGGAGCGTAGCGACGCTTGGACTTGTGTCAGTAACTGTAACCGTTCAGAAATTGAACAAAAGGTAAAAAATGCACTTTTGCCTGTCGGTTTTATGATTAATCGGTCACAAATTGATCTGTTAATCAAACATAAACGGTTACGGCTTAATGACTTTCAGTGGATTTGTTATGAAAACGACAACGTTTTCATTAAAGAAGAAAAAATCCCGCTCTTTTCTGTGAAAAAATTTAGTCAGAAAGTGACTGGATTTTGGGAAAGATTGGGGAAAATGTAGGTGGATTATGAGTAAATTTTTGAAATTAGAATTTGTGAAAGAAAACTTTGACTTGATTAAAGTTAAAGGAACATCAGAAATGAAACCAATTAGCGATTGTTTTGAACATTTTGAAGTTTATTTCAATGCTGATCTTATTACGCTTTTTGTTGAATGCGAAGGAATACAAGGCGACGGAACATCAATAAACGATGATGATTTCGAAGATTGCTTTGAAAGTGGAACAATGCTTTACCTTTCTAACGAGGGAATAAAAGTGGTTGATGAAATTTGCGAACGTTTTTATGGAACCAACATTGCGCATGACGCCGCTTATGCAAAAGGTTCTAATATTGCAATCGTAACAAATTCGGTAGAAAACATTATTAAGCAATTAAATGGAAACGTTGAGGAATAAGGAGTAGATATGCAACAACTCATCAAGAACATTGAACAATGGGCAGAAGATCGCAATTTGATTGAGGGTTCTACACCGAAAAAACAATTCATTAAATTAATGGAAGAATTCGGGGAGCTATGCAGTGGCGTAGCAAAAAATAAACCAGATGTAATTAAGGATAGCATTGGGGATTGTTTTGTGGTTACCGTTATTCTTAAGTGTCAATTTAGAACTAATATTTTTATTAGTCCGAGATCCTTTAATAAAGATTTAGATATAAGTCTTATTCTTGCAAGAGTGGCAAGAGATGCCGCCTTAATACCAAGAGACAATTTATCAGAACAAGTAAAATTAGATATAATTAATGGAATTGTCAGACATTTAATGAATATTTCAATTTTACTTGATGTTGATTTTGAAAATTGTGTGCAATCAGCATGGGATGAAATCAAAGACCGTAAAGGGCGTATGATTGACGGCGTGTTTGTGAAAGAAGGTGATTTATAATGGAACGCTATTTTTCAATAAAAGAGATCGTGCAGACGGGGATTTGTTCAGAAGCAACGGTGAAGCGTTGGATTTCTAGCGGCAAGTTAAAGTCTTATAAATTCGGTCGCTCCCGCAAGATTGCGGAAAGCGACTTGAACGAATACATTAAGACTTGTCGGCAATAATTTCTTTGAATAAACCATTCGCACATTTCTCAACATAGTTGGCCCATTCTTGAAACGTCTTTAATCGGTAAGGCAAATATTCCGCCCGATTATAGGCGTTTCGTATTTCATCGGAATTCAAATGGCTTAGGCAAATTTCGATGACTTCTTTATCTAATCCGAGTTCTAGGCGGTTATCATTGCAATAGCTGCTGAATAACGACCGTATGCCATGATTTGTCATGGTGCCTTTGTATTTGCCGCCGTCCATTGTTTTAATCACTTCATTCGGCGTTTGGCTGTTGATATGCTTTTCATTTCTCGATTTTGACAAGGTGGACGGGAACAAATATTCCTTGTTGGCGTGTTGCTTGATGAATGAAAGCAAGGTTTCTGCCTGTTTGCTTAATGGCACAAGGTGCAGGCGCTCCCCTTTCCCGCCTTTTGAAATTTCCACTTGCCACACTTTACCATTCGGCAAATGTTCGTGTTCGATGATGTCTGAATATTTTGCACTAACGGTTTCGCTCGCCCTTGTGGCGTTGAGCAATCCCCACAAAATTGCAAGTCGAACAGTTTGTGATATGTTGGCCCGTGCAAGGCTGATCATAAATTCCGGTAAGGCTTTGTAATGGATTGACGGGTGATGTTTGTTTTTGTTCACCGCAGGCAAATCATCGCCAAGATATTTCCATTTGTTGTTTCCCCAATATTCAAAACGTTCGGCATATTCGGCGATTGACTTTAAAACCAAATAACGCTTTTTCAATTCAGCCGTTGCACCTGATTGGCGATAAGGTTCAAGCACGGATAAGCCGTGCTTTAATGTTAATTCTTTGAAAGGTACGTCACCAATTAAATCAATGGCGGCATTGACACGTCTTTCTGTATCAATCCTTGTCTTTTCTGTGTAATTGCCTTGTTCTTTGCCGATTTTCGCACGATAGAGCAACCATTCATTTGCAACATGGGCAAATGTGCTTTGTTGTTCTTTTAGTGCGTCTATGGCTTGTTTTCGCTCAAATTCGTGCGGGTCAATCTTATTGGCTAAAAGTTGGCGAAATTCGAGTGCTTTTTGGCGGGCATCTTTAAGCGATACTGCAGGGAAAGTACCGATTGTTTTTTCAGTGCGCTTTAATGTGTAGGGGCGTTTGTAATTAAACACCCACGTTTTCACCCCGTTAGGCTTGACGACAAGTTTCAGCCCTTCCCCATCGAATAAATAATAGATCTTTTCTGCCGCTTTGGCGTTGTTTACCTGTGCAATAGTTAGCTGCTTGATGATTTTTGCCATGGTAGGAATTTCATAAAATGGTAGTAAGATTTTGCGCATTGTAAGTTCTTACTTCCATTTTTACTACTAAAAAATGTGATCGTTTGTGAAATTAACTGATCTTTTAAGCAGTATTAAGACACCAAATAAAAACGGTCAAATCATTGATTTTTCAATAAATTTGACCGTTTGTGATCTTTTGTGATGTTGTTTAGTGGTGGAGCTGGCGGGAGTTGAAC